AAAAAAATGCCAACTATTTTTACAAAACCTTTGAGTCAGGCTACTCGCCAATGGAGTGATCTGGACTTGAATTTCGAAGCTCACCCAGTTACCAAAGATGTTACACGAAAGCTGAATGTTGAGGCTATAAAAAGATCAGTAAAGAATCTCATCTTAACAAATAAGTATGAGCGTTTATTTCATCCAGAAATAGGGTCTGGTCTTACTGGTCTGTTATTTGAATTGGTTTCTCCGACTACAGCTGCTATTGTTGAATCTACTATTAGACAGACTATTAATAATTACGAGCCTAGAGTCATTCTTAATGATGTTCTTGTACAGGGCAATATAGATAGAAACGGATATAATGTTACAATAAACTTTGTAACAATAAATGTTTTGCAACCAGTAACGATAGAATTCTTCTTGGAGAGGTTAAGATAATGCCATCAAAGAAATTAAATATAACTGATTTAGATTTTGATGATATAAAATCTAATTTAAAAACTTATCTAAGCTCTCAGGAACAATTTGAGGATTATGATTTTGAAGGTAGTTCCATGAGCATTTTGTTAGATATATTATCTTACAATACTCATTACATGGGTTTCTATGCTAACATGCTTGCGAATGAAATGTTTTTAGATTCTTCAGCGTTGAGAGATTCTATTGTTTCTCATTCTAAACATCTTAACTTTACACCCACTTCAAAACGATCCGCTACTGCAAAATTAGATTTTACTTTTACTCCATCTGGTTCACCATCTCAAATAACTATACTAAAAGGTACAACTTTCACTTCAAGTATTGATGGTGTTAGATATACTTTTACTACAGATGAAGCACATACAGTACCAAGAGCATTGGATGGTACATATAGTCTTACTGGTGTTAAAATAGTTGAGGGTAAAGTTTTAAATAAAAGATATACTGTTAATGGTGCAGATAAAACACAAAGATTTATTTTACCAAATTCTGATATTGATACGCAATCAATTAAAATGAATATTCAAACATCTGGAAGTGATACTACACTTGAGACATTTACTAATGCTTCAAGTATAGATATTAATGTGATTAAAAGTACTGATGCTGTATTTTGGGTAGAAGAAATAAAAGATCAAGAATACGAAATTATTTTTGGAGATGGTTCAGTTGGTAAACAGTTGATAGATGGAAATATTGTTTTCATAGAATACATGACTACAAATGGATCAGCTGCAAATAATGCTAGTACCTTTACTGCAACGAGCGTAGTTGCTGGTTTGGATTCTGGAAATTATGTTATAACAACTAACACAATCGCAAATGGTGGTTCTGATATTCAGACATCTGATTCTGTAAAATTTCTTGCACCAAAATTATATTCTGCACAGAAAAGAGCTTGTACAAAAGAAGATTATAAAGCAATTTTGTTAGAACAAAGACCAGACATTGAATCCATAACTGTTTATGGTGGTGAGGAGGCAGACCCAGTACAGTATGGAAAAGTTTTTATTGCAGCCAAACCAGCTGGTAATAATGTTTATAGTACTTCTACTAAAGAGAATATTCGTGATACCGTTCTTAAAAAGTTAAATGTTGTTACAATACAACCAGAGATTATTGATCCAGTTTTCTTTTATGTTCTAATTGATAGTGTAATAAATTTTGATCCTGTTAAACTGTTAACAGATCAGACTACTCTTTCGACAAATATCAATACATCTATTCAATCTTACATTCAGAATAATCTAGAAAAGTTCGATCAAAAGTTTAGGTATTCACAATTAGTTTCTTCTATTGATGATACTAGTTCTGCTATTAGAAATAATAAAACAATGATTAAGTATCGCCAAAGAGTTATACCAACTCTTTTGAATCAAGCACAGACCTTTACAATGAATTTTAATAATGCAATAAAAAAGGGAAGTATTACCTCAGAATCTTTTGTTGGTTCAGACGGAAACACATATGTATTGATTGATGATTCGGAAGGAAAAATTAAAGCTGCAAAAACTACTAATGGTGTACAGGATGCTCCTGCTGTTTACTTAGTACAACCAGACGGTACAAAGAATCAAGGTGAGATTGATTATACTACTGGTAAGATAACATTAAATAGTTTAACTATCGTTTCAATTACATCTGGTGAACAATTTATTAGATTTACTGTAACACCTGATAGTAATAATTCGGATATTACTCCTTTGAGAGAACAAATTTTAACTTATGATGTAAATGAAACAGATGCTATTACTATAACAATGGTTTCAGAAACAATTTAATATGACAACTAAAGTAAAACCAAATCAACCTATTCATCCTAAGTTTGATGAGAGACTTAGTGTAAGAATAGAAGGACAACTTCCTGAGTTTGTCAAAACAGATCATCCTACGTTTGTAGCTTTTCTTGAAGCGTATTACGAATATATGGAACAGCAGGGGAAACCCTACGAGATCATTGGTAATTTAAATAATTATGCAGACCTCGGAAGTACTACGGAAGATTTTTTAAAATACTTTAAAGAGCAGTATGCCGTAGATATTCCAGAAGCAGTTTTTGCAAACACAAGTAAACCATTTGTATTAAAACATCTCAGAGATTTCTATCGTGCAAAGGGTAGTGAGAAATCATTTCAGTTATTTTTTAGATTACTTTATAATCAAGAAATAGAACTTTATTTTCCTGCCACGGATATGCTTCGTACCTCTGATGGTAGATATAATAAAAGTAAAATTATAAGAGTGATTGATACTAGTGCTGATGATAGTGTATTTAAATTAGTAGGAAAAAAAATTACTGGTCAAACTTCTACCGCTACTGCTATTGTTGAAAATATATTGAAAGAGAGTGTAGGTTCTTATGTTGTTTCTACATTATATCTTTCTGGTGTTCTAGGCACCTTCTCAATGAATGAAGTTATTTCAGATGGAACATTAACATTTACATTGGGGTCAATGGTAACTGGTAGTTCCATACAAGTTGCTGGAAATAATTATTCTGTTGGAAGTTCAATACCAATATCTGGCGGTGGTGCAAATAATTCTGGTGCGGTTATAAAGATTAATAAATTAACCGCTGGTAGTATATTGAAAGTTAATATTACCAATGGTGGTACTGGTTATCAAGTTGGTGATAAGTTTGTTTTCAATAATTCTGGTAAGATGAATATTAATGGTAGAACTGCAAGTTTAATTGTCAAAGCTGTTGATGGTAGTGGAACGATTACGGAACTTGAATTAGAAAACATGGGTAGAGGTTACACTTCCCTACCAACAATATCTGGTGGTAGTGGTAATGGTTTTGTTCCAGAAATTATTGGATGGAACATTGGTGGTATTTCAGAATTAAAAATTCAAAATAATGGTTTCGGTTTTAGTAGTACACCAACATTAGATTTAACAGGACTTGGTGATGGTGATGCACAGGTAAGTGTTACAGTAGGTTCATATGAACCAAAGTTCAATGTTGGTTTTATTTCTGATAATGGATTTCTATCTGCTAATAAATATTTACAGGATAGTAATTACTATCAATTATTTTCTTATGTTCTTACTGTTGGAGAAACGATTGATAAATGGAGAGACATTGTTAAACGTGCGATACATCCAGCTGGTCTAGCGTTGTTTGGAAGGTATCAATTAATATCTAATATAAAAACAAATTTCTCTTTAACTAATCTTGATTTATCTGATAGATATACAATTATTTTCCATGATGGCGATATTGAACCGCCAGTAAGATTAAATTTAAAAATAGATTCATGTGAAGGTGATAGTGAACTAATTGTTAATGCTGAAGATTATAAACTTATTTCTGATAGTGTAGAGGAAACGGAAGATCATGGTTTGATAACACAGATGGTTGATGATGGTGAGGACTATAAATTAATATCTCAACTTGTTAGTGCATTTTCTGAACCAACTAAATGTCAGATTTATGAGCAAGACTTAGGTATTCAGAAATTAGTTGATGGTGGTTTTGATGATTACCTTTTTGTTAATGTAGTTGCTACTAGAAGTGGAGATTTTGGTTTCATAGTTGGCCCAACTGCTAACCCTATGGATTATGGTACTGTTAGTGAGTCAGACCAATTCGGTTCTTCACAATTAAGACTTGGGCCGATAAGAAGAAGCCTGGATAGAATGAAGTTTCTCAATCAAGGTGGGTATAGTCAGGTTATTGGTTCTGGCAATCAGTCTGGTACAACTATTGAGAATTTTAAAAATGAAATAATTTCAGAGTATGTTTTCTTTAATGGAAAGAAACATAGAAGATTAACGAATGCTACAGTAACTCAATATGTAACTGGTGATGAAGCAAATGCTTTACCGCCTTCATAAACTTTAAAAAAGTATTATAAATATCGAAGTACAGATAACAAAACAATTAAAAGGAACGAATAATTATGAGTGCTATAATCCATAACAGTTTTAGAAAATATAACGCAGATAACTTTATTGATTCATTAGGATCGAATAAGGTCTATTTGATGATCGGTAAAGATTCGCCTTGGAGTGGAGCTAGCGCTGGTGAATATAACGAAACAACGCCGAGTGATACTATTATACCCATTCCGATTGATACTACATCATCTCAATATATACATCATGCTTCTATGATTGCAGCTAAACTAATTCCCGCTTCTAGTGTTTCTCATGTTATCAAGAGAGTTGATTGGACTACTGGTACAGTTTATGTTGAGTATGATAATTTGACAGATGATATTATAGATCAGGACTTCTTTGTTTTTACAAGTGCATTTAGAGTTTATAAGTGTATTAGTAATTATGGTGGAGCCGCTTCTACGGTAGAACCAACTGGTGTTTCTGCTGACATTATTGAAACAGCAGATAATTATAGATGGAAGTTTATGTTTGAAGTTCCACAAGGAGATGTTTTAAAATTCGTAACAACCGATTGGATTCCAGTAAAAACTCCAGCGACTGCTGGTACGGATCAGGAAACAGTAGAAGGTGCAGCTGTTGATGGAGCATTAGATCATATAGCAGTTACTGGTGGTGGTACTGGATATAAATTCCATGTTGGTACTGCACAGTCAGGATCAGGAACTACTGCTGTTCTAGATGTTGGTGCTGATGCTACAGATGATTATTATAATGGAATGACAATCTTTATTACAAATGGTGAAGGTAATGGACAGTTAAGAACAATTACAGATTATGATGGAACAACTAAAACAGCTACAATCGATTCTGCATGGTCAACTGATTTAAATAACACAAGTGATTTTTCTGTTGCACCAGTTGTAACAATAACTCCTAGTGCTAATGATGGTACTGGTGCAGTTGCTAGAGTTTCAAGTGTAGAGTCAGGTGTCGTTAAAAAAATATCTATGGTAACAATCGGTTCTGGATATCGTTTTGTAACTGCAGCTGTAACAAGTGGTGGTGGTGCTGGTGCCGTAATTAATCCTATAATTTCACCTACGGGCGGACATGGTAGTAATGCTGTAAGTGAATTGGGTGGTGCATTTGTTATGTTGAATGCTAGACTAGTTGGTAATGAAGGTGCTGACTTTCCAGTAGGAGATGATTTTAGAAAAGTACATCTCTTGGCTAATCCTAAAACTGGTGGTGTTGCAGCTACTGGTACAACCTATAACGCTGATGAAATAGATGACGGTTCGGGTTCAATAATTTATACAGAATTTAGAACACCAATTAATAGAGCATCTGATTCAACCGAAGATATAAAACTAGTTGTCGAATTCTAGTATAAATAATTAAAAAAAACTAAAGGTAAATTATGTCTAATAACATTACAGTCAATACAAACCAGAATCCTTATTTTGATGATTTTGATGAGAATGATAATTTTCATCAGGTCATGTATAAACCATCTCTGCCCGTACAAGCTAGAGAATTAACTACGCAACAATCCATACTCCGAGATCAAGTAAAGAAATTCGGAGATCATGTTTTTAAAAATGGAAGTAAAGTAACTGGCGCTGATGTAACATTAAATTTAGATTATGAGTTTGTTAAACTACAAAGTCAGTTAAATGGTGTAGATATTAATGTTGATAACTTTGCTGGTAAAACTATTACTGGTAATGAATCTGGAACTAAAGCTTTAGTTATTGGTACTGCTAAACTTGATACTGATTCTGGCGATCCTAATACAGTATTTGTTAAGTATATTACTGGTGGTGCAGTAACGGACGGTGTACAGGGAATTAAAGTTCTCAATGTTGGTTCTGGATATACTAGTGTTCCTACAGTAGTTATTACGCCAACAAATGGAGGTTCTGGTGCTACTGCTGTTGCGAATGTTAACAATGGTACAGTAACTTCCGTTGATGTAACCAATTCTGGAACTGGTTATCTTTCTGCTCCAACAATTACTTTTGCAGGCGGTAGTGGTTCGGGTACAACCGCAACATCTACGATTGAAACATCACCAACATTTCTTGGTAATGAAAGAGTAAGTGCAACTGATTTAAGTATATCTGCATTGACACAATCAAGTTCACCTACTGGTACTGGTAGTTCTGTTTCTTTAAGTGAAGGTGTTTTCTATATCAATGGTAATTTTGTTAAAACAGCTACACAGACAATCGTTCTTGACAAATATACAAATACCCCTTCTTATAAAATTGGTGTAACCGTACTAGAGAGTATTATAACTTCTGGTGATGATTCAACATTGTTGGATAATGCACAAGGTTCTTTTAACTTCTCTGCTCCTGGCGCAGATCGTTTGAAACTTGCATTGACATTAACAAAGAAAACACTTGATTCGGAAGATGATACAGACTTCTTTGAAGTGTTAAGAGTCGATAACGGTTTAAAACAATTAGATGTTGCTGTTCCTCTTTATTCTGCTTTGGAACAAACATTTGCAAGAAGAACATTTGATGAGTCTGGTAGTTATACTGTAAGACCTTTTAACATTCAGTTAAAAGACGATCCATTAGATAGTACAAAATTTATTGCAAGACTTGATCCTGGCAAAGCTTTCATTGAAGGTTTTGAATATGAAACAATTATTTCAACAGACTTGTCTATTGAAAAAGCACGAACAACAGTAAACGTAAATAACTTTGATCGTCTAATGCAATATGGTAACTATATTATTGTAACAGGCTACAAAGGTATGTTTGATATTACATCTAATGTAAAGATTGACTTGCATAATGCTGATCATGCATCTATCGTTACAACTGATTCTGGAACTTATGCAAACACAAAAATTGGTGAAGCACGTATTAGAAGTGTTCAACATATTTCTGGTACTGGTGTAACTGCTACATATAGATTATATATCTATGATATTCAAATAACAACTTCTACCTTTGCAGAGGTTGAATCGGTTGTAATACCAGAAAGTCCTCTATCTGGTGCTATTGATTTTATTGGTTATGCTAATATTGATGATAGTGGTAAGGATGGTGGAACATCTGGTGGCGATGCAAAGTTATTTGAAACATCTGAGAATAGTATGTTATTCAAACTTCCTCAGAATACTATACAAACTATTCGTGATGAAAGTTCTGGTATTGACACAAGTTATACTATAAAAAGAGTTTTTAAAGATGTTCCGTTTACAGTAGGTCAAGCAACGATTCCTACTGGTGGTGTTACTGAAACATTTTTAGGTACTGGTAGTTTAAGTAATACTAATAAAGTAGAGAACTATCTTATTACGGTAAAAACAGTTGGAACTTCTGCTTTTAGTGTAGGTGATGTTATTTCTTTAGATGATCCAGCAACTGCAACTGTTAATGGCCCAGATAATATATCGGTTACATTTGATGCTAATACCGCTACAAACTTTACAGCAGATATTATTGCGACATTGAATATCGATAATAAACAAGAGAAAACAAAAGCGTTAACTAAGTGTCATAGTAAAACTATTGCATCTCCTAATACATCTATGTTGAGTAGTGATTCATTGGAAATTTCTGATGTTTATACTCTTGATGCGGTTTATGATTCTGAAGATTTAGCAACTGATCCTACTCTACCAACATTGAATGTTAATCAAACATCAGATTCATTGACACCAGGCGAAACTATAACAGGATTAACTTCTGGTGCAAAGGGTAAAGTAATTGCAGGCGCTGGTGGAACAACAACAGTTACTTATGTATTAATGAGTGGAACTTTTGTTGTAGAGGATGTTATTGGAGCAACATCTGGATTTACAAAAACTGTTACAACTGTTGTTGCTGGTTCACCAGAAATTTCATCTAGATATTCTCTTAATACTGGCCAGAAAGATAATTTTTACGATCATGGTTCTATTAAGTTGAAAGATGGTTCAACCGCACCTACTGGAAGAATTACTGCTGTCTTTACTTATTTTACTCATACTGGTATAGGATATTTTTCAGTTGACTCTTATACATCATCCGTTGGTTTTGATAATATTCCAACTTATACATCACCCATAACTGGTGATACAGTTGAGTTAAGAGATTGTATTGATTTTAGACCAAGACGAGATGATGGTGGTGTTGGTGTTTCAAATGCTGAAGTACCATCACCCAATACAAACTGGTCTGCTGATTATAGTTATTATCTCCCAAGAGTTGATACTGTTTATTTAAGTAGAGAAAGAAAATTCGGAAGTAACATGGGTGTTCCTTCCTTAACAACTGTACCCCCTATTAGATTAGATGGTACTATGAACTTGTATGCATTGGAGATTCCAGCATATACATTTAAAGCATCAGACGTTAATGCAAAATATATTGAAAACAAAAGATACACAATGCGAGACATTGGTGCATTGGAAAAACGTATAGACAATATAGAATATTATGCTTCATTATCTTTATTAGAAAGTGAAACAGAAGCATTAGTTATTAAGGATGCAAATGGTTTAGATAGATTTAAGAATGGAATTTTAGCTGATCCGTTTAGGGGTCATGGTGTTGGTGATGTTTTAAGTGCAGATTATAAATGTGCAATCGATTTTGCAGAACAAACATTAAGACCAAGTTTTAATTCTAATATTACAGATGTGTCTTATGAATCTGGTGATTCACAGAACGTAACGAAAAAGGGAGATTTAATTACACTTCCATATACTACTGCAACATTTGTAAATCAAACAATAGCATCCCAATCGATTAATGTTAATCCTTATGCGGTATTAGCATGGATAGGAACGGTTGATCTTACACCGCCTAATGATAACTGGATTGATACTGCTAATCAACCCGAAGTAGTTGTAAACCTTCAAGGTGAAAATGATGCATGGTCAAGATTAGTTGGTCTAGGGTTTGGTACACAGTTTAATGATTGGCAAGATATTGGTACTGGTCGAAATGAAAGGGTAACGGGAACGCAAGGAAGTTTTGTATCGGGTCGTGCTATTATTCAAAGACAAACTGTTAGAGTAGATCAACAACAAAGTCGAACTGGTATTCGTAATGAAATTGTTGGAACAGATACAGTAAGAAATAGTATCGGTGATAGAGTAGTTGATGTTTCTGTTATACCATTTATTCGTTCAAGGGATGTAGCGGTTTCTGTTACTGGAATGAAACCAAACACTAGAGTATATGCTTTCTTTGATGGTGTTGACGTTACTGCTCATTGTACACCAACAGAATTATATACAGATTCATCTGGTGCTATTACATTAACCTTTACTATTCCCAATACTGATACACTACGATTCAGAACTGGTGAAAGACAATTCCTGTTAGTCGATAATACAAATGGGGATTTAATTTCTGCATCTACATATGCGGAAGTTATTTATCAAGCACAAGGTTTATTGCAAACAAGAGAAAATGTTGTAGTATCTTCAAGAGTTCCTAGAATACAACAGTTTGCTATGGGTAGTGCTACAGAGTTTAGAACAACGACAAATCAGTTTACCAGAAATGCAGTAGTAGGATGGATTGATCCTCTTGCTGAAACATTCTTGGTTGATGAAGCATTATATCCAGATGGAATTTTTGTTTCAGACGTTGATTTGTTTTTCAAAACAAAAGATACAGATGGTTTACCAGTAACACTACAAATTAGAGATACACTAAATGGTTATCCAACTCAAACAATATTACCATTCTCGGATGTTGCTTTAACACCCGATCAAGTTAATATAAGTGAGGATGCGACAAGTGCAACTAAGTTTACATTCCCATCATTGGTTTACTTGCAGCCTGGTGAATATGCTCTTGTTATCATAAGTAATAGTACGAAATATGAAGCGTTCATTTCTGAAATGGGGCAGAACATTATTGGTACAAACCGAAAGGTATCTGAACAACCTTATGCTGGTGTATTCTTCAAATCACAGAATGCTTCAACATGGAGTCCAGATCAGAATCAAGATTTAACTTTTAGAATTAATAAAGCAGTGTTTGATAATACTTTAACATCAGAAGCTGTCTTTAAGGATGGAACAGCGTCTGCTGATGTTAAAGCAGATATTATTGATATAATTCCTCAAACGGTTAGGGTTAATAGTACGGATATTGCTTGGGGAGTTAAGATGACAAGTGTAGGTACATCATTATTAGATACTAGTTATACTTCCGTAACACAAAATAATAATTACCAATGGAATGTACAAAAACTTATTACTCAATCAGCAGGAAGTTATATACAAAGAGGAACATTGACATCTTCTAGTATTCACGTTAGTCCTGTTATTGATACAGCGAGGAATAGTGTTATTACCATTGAAAATATTATTAACAATTTAACTAGTGGTGAGGAAGTTCAAGAAGGTGGAGATGCACTTGCGAGATATCTTTCAAGAAGGGTAACACTAAAGGATGGTTTTGATGCTACAGACTTAAAAGTTTATATGACTGCTAATAGACAAAGTGGTACAACAATTACTATGTATTATAAAGTCCTTTCGCAATTTGATGCTGACGATTTTGATGATAAGTTATGGGTAAAAATGCAAGAGGTAACAAATACAAATACAGTTTCCGCAAATGATGATAGTGAAGAATATTTGGAACTGGAATTTTCACCTAGTACAGCTAATACAAATTATACAGTTGGTGCAGTAACATATGATAGTTTTAAAACATTTGCAGTTAAAATTGTTATGACATCAACCAATACAACTAAAGTTCCTCTTATTAAAGACCTAAGATGTATTGCATTGGCATAATATGAAAATAGTAAATAAACAATTAGAACGTGATATGAATTCTAAAGCTATTCTGAATACTAACAGGAGTGCTTTAGAACAATATAAGATAGAACGTGAAAGACGACAAAAGGAAAAGGACGATATAAATAATATTAAAAAAGATTTAGCAGAACTTAAAGATATGGTTCAAAAACTTATAGGAAAACAAGATGGCTAATATTATACAAAGACGTAGGGGAACAACTTTACAGCATAGTACATTTACAGGTGCTGAAGGTGAAATAACGATTGACTTGGACAAAGATACCGTAGTTGTCCATGACTCAGTTCAAGTTGGTGGATTTCCATTAGCAAGAGAGGACATGAGTAATGTTATAAACGGTGTTGGAGTTCAAGCGTTAAAACTTTCAGAAGGTACAGCAGGACAAGTTCTACAAACAGATGGTGCTGGTACTATTAGTTTTACCAGTTCACCAAATATAAGTTCAGCTGCAGTTGGTGGTGATGTTACTGGTACGGTTGGTTCAATTCAAATTGGTGCAAACTCAATCGGTGTAACAGAATTAAATCTTTCGGATGGTACTGCTGGTCAAGTATTAACCACAGATGGTAATGGTAATATAAGTTTCGGTAGTACGGTTGATGTTGGTAGTGCTGTTGTTGGTGGTGATCTTTCTGGTACAGTAGGTAATGCACAAATTAATGTTGGTGCTGTTGGAGATCAAGAACTTGCAGATGATGCTGTAACAACAACTAAAATTTTAGATTTGAATGTTACTAATCAAAAATTGGCAGTAGACGCTGTAACAGCTGCTAAAATTAAAGATGGTGAAGTAACCAATTCTAAGATCGTATCAATGTCATCAAGTAAACTAACTGGTGCTTTACCCCCTGTTAGCGGATTTGCATTAACCAGTATTGATCCTACTAGTCATGTTCATACCAATCCATATGACGTATCATTTATAGCAGGGTATGATGCGGAAACACTAGCTGATGATATAGTTGTTCAAATATACGGTGAAATGGTTATGGCAAGAACTGGAACATTTGAAGGGGAACAAGCACATATAGAAGTTGGCCCTGCTGGTTCTGCATTAATTATTGACATAGAGAAAAATGGATCATCAATCTATTCTACTAAACCAGAATATGCAGATGCTGCTGGTGCAGGCGGATTAACTGCTGGTGTAATCGCAACATCTGGTTTTGTTGCTGGTGATAGAGTTACTTTTAGAGTAACGCAAATTGGTTCTGGAACTGCTGGTAAAGGTTTAAGATTTATGATGAAATGTTCGGTATAACAAATGGCATTTATTAATAGTCAAAGACATATTGGTACTGTTGGTTTACAACCGCCAGAAACTCTTGGTGGAACTGAAACCTTCTACAGTAATTTTAAAGTACATACGTTTTTAACATCTGGAACATTTACTGTTTTAGGTAGTGAGGATGTAACGTGTGATGTACTTGCGATTGCTGGTGGAGGCGGAGGCGGAACAAACCAAGGCGGTGGCGGAGCAGGAGGCATGGTTGAACAACCTACTGTAACAATTTCGCCTGGCGTTTATAACATTGTAGTTGGAAATGGTGGAACGCAAACCTCGGATGGTTTTGATACTACCACAGGAATTTCTGGTGTAGCAACTGCTGTTGGTGGCGGACATAACAACGGGGCAGGTGGTTCTGGTTCGGGTGGTGGAACGTCAAGCCAAGGTGGTGGGGCTGGAACAGCTGGACAAGGAAATAATGGCGGGGGCGGAGCAAACTGCGGAGGCGTAACTGGTGGCGGAGGCGGTGGCGGTGCAGGAGCCGCTGGTAATGGAGCGCCAGGTTTTGGTGGATGCCCAGGCTGTGGTGGATGTAACGGTGGTGGTTCTGGCGTTGGCGGAGTTGGATTAGAAAATTTATTTCGTACAGGATCAAATCAATTTTACGCTGGAGGCGGCGGAGGCGGAGGCGGTAACGTATCTGGTAATGGTGGTGAAGCTGCTGGTGGTAATGGTGGCGGTGGAAATCCAGGCGCAAGTCCAGGCCCTGCTGACGGTGGTGAAAATCAAGGTGGTGGTGGACATGGACAGGGTAGTGGTTCAAATCCAGGCACTGGCGGAAGGGGAATAGTTGTTATACGAGCACCTTTCCCGATAGTATAAGGAACTTATTATGGGAAGTTATGCCAAGGTTATAAATAATAAAGTAGTTAATGTTATTGCCGCTACAAAAGAATTCATAGATAACTATGATGATGGTTTAGGTGGTGAGTGGATTAAAACCTCTTACAATACGCATGGTGGAAAACATTACGATCCTGTTACTGGTTTAGAAGATGATAAACCAGCATTAAGATATAATTATGCTGGTAGAGATTTTACTTATGATCCAGTAAAGGATGCGTTTATACCTCCGAAACCATTTCCAAGTTTTGTATTAAACGAAACAACTATGAGGTATGAACCCCCTATCCCTTATCCAGAAGGGTTAGACGGTGGGCCGAATAGATTTATTTGGGTTGAAGAATGGTATCAAGAACATGGTGAGTGGTTTGATCGCTGGGACACTTCCGATTCTCATTCGCAATACAATCCAGATTCAAAATATTATTTGGAAGATTTACCGAAGTATGAAGATGCGGATTATCCATTTGATGATAAAGGATGGCGATGGTAATATATGAAAGCAAGTGAAGCGAGAGAACAAGCACGAACTCAAGCACAGCGGGAACAAAATATGACATGGCAGGAAATTCGTGATGACTCTATTAGTAAATTAAAAGATATAGCAACAGCAGTAACTAGTGGTTTTATAGAAAAAGAAATACAAGCTGAACGATATTCAATATGTGAGGATTGTTCTCAATTTAAAAAATCAACAAGACAATGTAAAATATGTAGTTGTTTTATGCCTGCAAAGACATTGTTTAATAGGTCGAGATGTCCTAAAGGTTATTGGAATAAATAAAAGGGTAAACTCTTATGGCTAAACAAGTAAAAAGACGAAGGGGTACAACATCAGAACATGGAGCCTTTACTGGTGCTGTTGGTGAGACAACTGTTGATACTGATTTAAACACAGTTGTCGTACATGACGGCTTATTGGCTGGTGGTTATCCTCTTGCTAAAGCAGACTTAACAAATGCTGATCTTTCAAATAAAATAAATGTTAATGAGTTAGCAACTACGGATGGAAGTGCTGGAGATGTTTTAACTACAGATGGTGCTGGGAATGTTACATTTACATCACCAGGCGGTGTTAATCCAAACTCAGTTGGTGTAACCGAACTTAATACGAGTGATGGTCTTGCTGGAACTCATTTAACAACAAACGGTGCTGGTGTATTATCTTTCTCCGCTCCAAGTGTCGGTGTTGATGAATTAGAATGTGCAGATGGTACAGCAGGACAAGTATTGACCACAGATGGTGCTGGTGGAATAAGTTTTACTACACCAGCAACTGGATCATTAACTCCAAATTCAGTTGGTATAACGGAACTCAATACAAGTGATGGTTCAAATGGTCAAGTCTTATCCACAGACGGTATGGGTAACTTATCATTCGTAACTCAAACTGGTGTTGGTGGTTCTGGTAGTTCTAATTTTGTTGAAGATACTTTTTCTGGTAATGGTTCAACTGCAACATTCACTTTAAGTACAGCTGCACCTTCCGAAGAAAGTATTTTATGTTTTGTTGATGGTGTTTCTCAACCAACCACTTCATATACTTTACCAACAACAACTAGTATTACTTTCTCTCCCGCTCCTCCGAATGGTTCTGCAATAAAAGTATTACACTTAGGAATTGCAAGTACAGTTGCTGATGGTAGTGTAACAACTGCTAAGTTAGCTAACAATTCAGTTACCATAGAAAAACTTGCAGTAGCGGATGGAACAGCTGGACAAGTACTTACTACGGATGGTGCTGGAACATTATCATTCGCAGATGATTCTACAAATGTTGGTGCAACTGCTGTTGGTGGTGATGTTACTGGTACAGTTTCTAATATTACAATTCCGAATAATACTATTACATCTGCTATGATCGGGAACGGTGTTATTGTTGCACAAGACATCGCTACGAATTCTATAAACGGAACACATCTCGCTATGGGGTCTGATGCTCTTGGTGATTTGTTACGCAATAATGGTACAGACTTTGAAAGATTACCTATCGGTACTGTTGGTCAGATACTATCAGTAGTAGGAGGCGTACCAACATGGACAAGTGGTGGTGCGTTACAAGCAGCTGTTATAGGTGGCGGTGGAACTTTTAGTGGTTCAACTACTCAGACTCTTACTGGTACTGGGTTTACGCCGACAGTTGCTATATTATTTGGTAGTAGTACATCTGGTGCTGGTACGAGATGGTCGATAGGGGTTGCTGGTGCTGGTGGAAATTCTAATATTTGTGTAGGAACAACTGACTCTGACAATTATGATGCGACTTTGTTATATACGGATCGTTGTTTAATGATTGGTGATATTGACACATCAAATGGCGGCAGTGGTGGTTCAACATCATATACTTTTAATGCTTTTAATAATGATGGTGCTGTTTTTAATATCTCAGGTCATGCAAATATTAATGTAACATTACAGGTATTATTTTTAGGATAAGAATAGAGGAATAAAAACATGGCATTAATAACTGTCAATTTAGTAGACACCTTTGATGAGTGGAGAGTTAAGACCAATAGTATTAGTGTAACTACTGGTGATCTTAATTCACTTAACACAAGTAATCAAAATAGTTTAGTAGAATCCATTAATGAATTATTGGTAATCTCTGCAAGCAATTTGGATAATGTCGTTGAAGATACAACGCCTGAGCTTGGTGGCGATTTAGACTTGAATGGAAACAACATAACTGGAACTGGTAATATATCTATTACTGGTACTTTTAGTGGAGTACTTTCTGGAACGGTTACTGGTGTTACTCAAACAACTGGTGATGTTTCAGATAAACTTGCTACTACACAATTTGTTGCTAATACAACTATGTTACTTCCTCTTGCTGGTGATATTACTGGTAATGCTGGAGCAACTCAAATTGCTACGAATGTTGTTGGTATTACAGAGTTAGATGTTAGTGATGGAACAAATGGACAGTTACTTTCTACGGATGGTTCTGGAAATTTAAGTTTTGTTGATTCGGATTTAACAGTTGGTGGTGATTTATCAGGTACGTTAAGTAATGCACAGATAGTTGCTAATTCAGTTGGTATCAATGAACTTAATTTAGTGGATGGCACATCAGGTCAAGTATTAACGACAGATGGTTCTGGTGGAATAAGTTTTAAAACTGTTTTTACCGAAACTACTGTTACTCCAACCGCTAATCAAACAATATTTCCAATAGTATATGAAGTAGGTAGAATTTGTGTATATTTAAATGGTGTTAAGTTAGTAGGTGGTGGTTTAGACTATACTGCTAGTAATGGTACAGACGTTACCCTTACTGCTGGTGTTAATACAACTGATACAGTCGAGTTCCATACATTTTTATAAAAATTAATTTAAAATAATCTGCTATTTGAGATAGTCGATTTTATAAATATATTATAATGCAATAAAGAGGAGAGAAATGTCAGAGTTTATTTTAAATGACCAAGATGTAAATGCGAATGATAAGTACTTGTCTGATAAACACCCACTTAAATCACTTTTTAGTATAAAGCAGTGTTGGACAACCCCTATTGGAGAGATAGATATAAATCTTCCAGAGGATATGCGAATAGCATTGATTGAGTATATTGCATCAAAGGGTTACTGTACAACAATGGGAACTCATAAGAGAACTCAAACTAGAGAGTTTGAAGAAAATCATTATAATCTTTTTGATGAGAAAGATAATAACGAACATATAAAAAAGTTTGAGGAATATTCTTCTGAATTGATTAGGTATTATATTGCCAATGGTTATAATATTGGGAATGTAGAAACCTTTGATATTGATGCTAGAGCATTTGGTAATATGCAAACAGCGGGAAGAAGAACTTATCCGCATTATCATCATGGGTTTGATGGAGTTATGATATGCTATCTTACAGTAGGAAGTGAATTTGTATTAACGACAGATTTAGAAGGTACAGATGATACGCAATTAGTTGTATCGCCTGGTTCTAGTATTTGTCGAATACCACAAACCGAATTAAAAAAAATAGAAGATACTTCAAATGAAGTAAAAGCAGATTATGGTAGTTTTGAGTTAAAGGTACAGGATATGCCGTGTGAGGGTGATGGTACTATGTTACTCCAAGACCCACGGCCTGCGATTAATTATCCTTATAATAATAAAGCTCAAGACTATCAACCGAAAGTTGGGAGATGTGTTTTTCACCCAGCATATATTTGGCATGAGTCCAACACCTATAACACTAAGGGTGTTCGGGCAGCAGTTGTAGTTAACTACCGTGTGCTTACACACAATAATAGTGGATTAGTAAGACCTTTATCAAAACCCGAATAGTAGTAAATACATTTATATTATAACCTATATATAGAAATATTATAAATTTTAATCTTATAAGAGGAAAAAGAAATGACTATTGCACGACAAATCGCTGACCTAATTGATACAGGTGGAGATGTTAAATTAAGTAACTTGGATAATGTTCCGCCTAGTGATTGGAATACTCTTTTGAATAGACCAGATCATGCGAATACAGATACACGAAATGCAAGCAACATCACTTCTGGTACTTTGTCCCAAGCTCGTATGGGTTCTGGAACAACGAATAGTTCAACATACTTGCGTGGTGATGGTACATGGACTGCTGCTTGTCAAACTACAGTTTATACAAATTGTAATAACACAAGTGGAAACTGTACAAACCATGCGAATTGTGCCACAGCTGGTAGTTCTTATACCAACTGTAACTTTTCAACATCTAAAGTAAATCAAATTAATGCATTTAATTGTGCTTGCGATTGTGCTTGCGCTTGTAACTGTTAATAAAGAGACACTAATTTTTTAATGACACTAATAATAAAGGAGTAATAAAAAAATGTTTAGAAAAATGTATGACAGTCTCTCTATGCCAGTTCACGTTGAATTATTGGTATCAGATGATAATATCTGTCTAAAAACATGGGTAAGAATTACAGAAGAAATTTATAACATGAGTTATAATGATAGCTCACGTGGAGATGATAAACCTTCAAGAAGTTTGTTGATTAACAACAATACCGCTTACATGGATTTCCCAGGCGATTCATCTGGTGTTTATCATACTAAACTTCCTGCTGGTCGTTTCGGTGGTGGAACAAAAGCAAGAGGGGAAGATTTTTTACCAAATATTCCTGCTGATATCAGGGATGATTATACCGACAAACTTGCTGGTACATACTGGCAGTGTAATTCATATAGTTGGATTGATCCAACTGATCCATCTATCTTAGGTGGTGAATTATCTGATGCAGCTTGTTGGAGTATTGGTATTGGTGCTCGTACTTTACCTGAAATTAAAGTTGATCCAGATGAAGAGCAATATCATTCTATGTATATGCATCTTTATCCTGCTTATCCATCACAGAATGCTTTGGCAATATCTAGAAACACAAAAGGACATCCGCTTCGTGAATCACGAAGATATGGTGCTCCTGTTTCTTTGATGGTTTATCAACCTTTCATGGATACAGCATTTACTGCAAGTTCAATGACCTTGAAGTATAATAAAGCTTCTGGTTTCTCTACTAACATAGGGGATTGGACAGTTGGTGTTGACCATAAAGAAATGTTTAATATGTCTGGTACAGGATATAACTATCTTGGACATCTTAAAGAAGGTTTGCCTGGTTTTGAAGTAACAAGTGGCGGTGGTTCTATTGACGCTGATGGTTATGATACCGTTAATTTTAAAATGGTAGATAATGACGGTTCAACAATTAACCATGCAACAACCGTTCATCTTGAACATACAGGCGGTTATTTACCTCACCAACGTATCGACATAACTGATGGTACAGGATCATTCAAAGTTGGTGCTTTAGGAATGACAAGTGGAGATGTATTTAAAGTAAAAATTGGTTTTAGAAATTATACTGGTGTTGCAGACGTAGAATATACTGTAGCATAAGTATAGTAGTAATACACAATGTTAGAGGGGGGAAAATTTATTCCCCCCTAATTTTTACAGTTGAGAGGAAACGGATGAGCAAACCAGAACATTTAAAATACTACGAAAATTTAGAACCAGAGGCAAAAGATACTAGAAAGCATCATTTAGACGATCATGTAAGAATAGATCATAAGTGGACAACACCATTTTTTGAAATGGATGGTGTATTGCCTAAAAAAATGAGAGATGATTTATGTCGAGTCTTGGAAAAAAAAGAACTTGACATGAAAGCTGTGAAAGAAAAAGAACCCGAATTTTATTCTATTGCACAATCAAAGGGTTTCTATGCAACAACTCATTACAATCTTTTTGCTGAAGAAGATATGAATGAGTTTCCAAATGAAAAAGAATCCATACTAGCTTATGAAAAATTAGCTATGGAGCAAATTCGTTATTACATTCGTAAAGGTTGGGGTGTACAACAAGCAGATGACATGAGACTTGAAGGAAGATGTTTTGGTAATGTCCAAAGTGCAAGTGATCAGCAAGGTGGAGCTCGAACTTATCCTCACTATCATCAAGATATGAATGGTGTATTAGTTCATTACCTAAGAATCGGTGATGAAGAAGTGCCTCTTGATAAACAACTACAAGTTGGTCAGGAGCAGTCATCAAGACATGGTTCACATCAAGTTTTATTTCAAGACCCTCGCCCCTCTATCAACTATCCTTTTTGGGAAAAGATTTATGCGGTATCGCCGAGAGTAGGACTTACACTCATTCATCCAAACTATGTTTGGCATGAAACTAATCCATGGCTAGGAAAAGGTACAAGGGTATGCATTGTTGTTAATTTTAGAGTTATGTCGCATGGATATAACGAATTGTCAATACCACTTAGGGGATAATATAATATGGCACAGTTTAAATTTTATTTAGAGAGAGCTGCTACAGAAGATCGGCCTGCAGAAAAAGATGTTTTAACTTATGATAACATGACCTCTCAAATGTGGATGCAAAATGGTGATATCTGTTTACCTCAAGATTTGTTTAATGATTGGGATGAGCTTGAAGCATGGAAGATGAATGCTGGTAAAGGAAACCTAAAGAAAATAAAAATCAACTTGGGATTAAAATGTAATTACTCTTGTGATTATTGTTCACAGAGATTTGTTCCAAGAAATAAAGACGATCATTTGGACACATCAGATTTTTATAGTATATCTGATGCAGAGATCGAAGAATATGTTAACAAGTTTGACAGCATAAGCATAGATAAAGAACCCCACTTTGAGTTATGGGGTGGTGAACCATTTTTATATTGGAAAACAATGAAACCTTTAATTGAAAGGTTACATGAAAAATGGCCAGAATCTACTTATAGTGTTATTACTAATGGTTCAATGTTTACAGATGAAATTATAGATTTCATTGTTAAACATAATATACAAATTTCTGTTTCACATGATGGGCCAGGACAACCAACTAGAGGGCCTGATCCATTTGATGATCCAGAAAAAGCAAAGATGATTCAGAAACTAAAAAACAAATTAGCACCTAATGGTAAGATGTCTTTTAATTCTATGATTCATAAAGACAATCCAAGTAGGGCTGAAGTTCAAAGATATTTTCGCAACAAAGTAGGAAATATGCCTATTGGAGAAGGTGGTACAGTAGATGCATATGATGAAGGTGGATTAAATAATTCTTGGCGTACCGAAGAAGAACATTTAGAGTATAGAAGAAATGCTTTTTCAGAAATTGTTACAGGAAAAGCACCAAACTTTATTATCATAAGACAAAAGATTGATAATTGGGTTAAATCACTAAGAGGACAAAGACCTGCTGAAGCATTAAATCAAAAGTGTGGTATGGATGATCCTCAAACTATGGCAGTTGATATGAATGGTAATATAACAACTTGTCAAAATGTTACAGCATCATCAACCAATAGTGCTGGAATAAGTCATAAGATTGGAAATCTTGATGAAGGGGATGAAGGTCTTTCAAAAATCAAGATCAATCCAGGCACACATTGGTCTGATAGAAAAGAATGTGGTGATTGTCCTGTATTACAATTATGTCATGGGTCTTGTTTATTTCTTGCACCCGATTCAGAGTATTGGGATATATCTTGTAACAATGCTTTTAGTGATAATGTAGTTTGGTTAGCAGCTGCATTATATGAGTTGTCAAATGGAATGGTACTTTATAAAATCGAAGGCCCACAAAGGGAATCTAGACAAGATATATTTGGATTTGAGGCGATAGAAAATGCAAGTAACAATAACTAAAAAAGATTCTTTCAAATCTTGGATTGAAAAAACAAATTTAATCTCTGAAAATATTGGGGATTTAGATGATTTGAATACTACAAATAAAAGTAATATTGTTAATCCAATCAATGAAACATTAGGAACACTTCAAGGTGAATTGCAAAATGTTGTAGAAGATACTAACCCTGCTTTGGGTGGCCATTTAGACTTGAATAGTTTTAAGATTACTGGGAATGGCAATATATCTATTATTGGTACAATGGATGTTACAAGTATTGTTGGTTCAACATTAGGATTCACTCAACTGTTGACAGACGAATCTGATAAAATAGCAACAACAGCATATACAGGTGCAAAGGTAAGTGCTGTCGCTCCATCCGTTACATTTTCGGGTGATATATCAGGTGCTCCGCTTAGTAATCAAATTGAACCAAATGTAGTTGGTTTAACTGAATTAGATACAACCTTTTTTGATTCAGGTGGTCTTTTATTTGTCTCAACTCAAGGTAATGGGCAATTAAAGTTTATAAATACAGATAGTGTAGGTGCGATTGGTGGCGGTGATATCTCTGGTTCTATTGACTACCTAGAGATTAATCAAGGAGTAATAAACGTCGCTGAACTTGATTTAGCAGATAGTTCAGTAGGACATATTGCGACTACGGATGGTGTGGGTGTAATTAATTTTAGACCTTCCGTAATAATTGATACGTTAACGCCCAATATCGGAGATCACACGTTTTTAGTTAATTATAATATTGGTAAAATAGTGGTTTATATGAACGGCATTAAGTTGGTTAATGGGGTTGATTTTACAGCAACCAATGGAACTCAGGTAGTGCTAACGCCTGCGGTTTCAACAAATAATACGACTCTTGAGTTTCAAAGATATTGTGTTTAAGTATTAAGGAATGAGTAGTCAAATAAATCTAATAATAACTTTATAGAAATAAGGAAACACGCCAAATGGGTACAAACACATTTAAAAATGCACAAGCAGCATCTGTTACAAGTGTTACAACGGTTTATGCAGCTCCCGCTGGTAAATCATCAATCGTATTGGAATTGGACGTAGCTAATACATCTGGCAGTACAGCATCTATTGACGTAATAGTTATAGATAGTTCTGGTGGAACATCTGCATATCTTGTTAAAGGTACAAACGTATTAGCTGGTTCATCTATGAAAATAGTATCTGGACAAAAAATTGTTTTGGATGGTAGTGATTCAATTACGGTTACATCTGACCAAACAGTAGATGTTATGTGTTCAGTTCTTGAAGATGTTAATTAATACAATTCAGTAATTTAAATTTACATAATACTTTCATAGAAAAGGAAAATAAATATGTCATCAACAACAGATTTTATGGGAACGCAACCATCTGGTGTGAGGAGCATGATCGTTACACCTACAGCGAACCAGACGGTATTTAGTATAACATATACACCCAATAGGTTGTTCGTGTTTCTCAATGGTATTAAGTTAATAAGTGGTACAGATTATACTGCAACAAACGGAACGAGCGTTACTTTTACTACTGGTGTGCAAACATCAGATAGAGTTGAATTTAATTGTTTCGATCTATGGGATGCTGACGTATAATCAATTATATATTAACTAACACATCAACAACATTACAATAGGGGAAACGACGAATGGCTGCAATATCTGAATCACTAAGGATGATAGCCGGTGAGCAAAAACCAAGTAATTTGACTTTCTCACGGGCATCACAAGGTACAAGAGTAAATAAAATTGGACACATTGAAACCATGGCAACGGATGAAGTTCGTATGGACTATTATCCTTCCATGAGTTTGGTTGGTGTTCGCAGAGGTTATTTGTTAGAAGAAGCTTCTACAAATATGCTTTTACAATCATCAGATTTTTCTACAACATGGGCAGTTGATACAGCTGCTACCTTAACAAACTTAGGTGGTATGTCTGCAAATGGTACAGATTTCATGTCGCCTGACGGTTTGAAAACTGGTGATTATCTTAACGCTGCTTCAACTGGTACTGGTATCGTAGCAGCAAGACAAACAGGATTGACTTTTACAAACGGAACAAAATATACAGTTTCAGTTTGGGCTAGAAAATCATTAGGTTATGATTATCTTGAAATATCTAATCTTGATAATGATGCCGCTGGACGTACATTCGCAAAAACATTTAATCTTTCTACTGGTGCGGTTGGAACAGCTGGTAACGGTGCAGATGCTTCTGGAATGGACGAATATTCTGGTGGATGGTATCGCTGTTGGGTAACTTTTACTGCTGATGCTTCTTCAGCTGGTGAAATTTATTTCAAAGCAAGAAATGATGATGATATTTCTACGACTTCAGCACATACTGCTGGTAATAAGATTCATCTTTGGGGTGCTCAATGTGAAGCACTTGCATACATGACTTCTTATGTTCCAACAACTACATCTACAGTTGCAAGAGCTGCTGACGTTGCTTTGATTTCTGCTACGGATGATGCATGGAACTGGAACGCTGGTGTTTCTATGTGGTGTGATTATGTTCCTTTGAACACTACTGAAACAGTAACACCAATTTTTCATTATGCTGATTCTACTAATGCAAACTACATGACATTGTTGAGTGATGGTAAAGTTAGAGTTGTATCTAACTCCGAATCTCAATTAGCAAGTGATCCTTTTGATGCTGGTATTGGTTTAGTATCAAAGACACAATATCGTGGTTTGATGTCAATGAAGATTAATCATTTCCATTATTCATCTAATGGTGTTTTGTCTGCAAATCTTCCAGATACATCAATTACAGTACCTTTGAAAACTGGTAGTTCTAATTATTCTGCTAAGTTCTTTCATGGTACAGGATATGCTAACTCAGGTAGTGGTTGGTTGAAGGGTTTTGAGATTTATCCTCAAGCACTTGCTACAATCGATATGCAAAATCGTTCTATTGAAGTTAATACTGATCTTTCTACAATTCAGATTTCTTCATCTGGTACGGTTTCAGATAATACTGTTAGTGAATCTAAGTTAATGGCTGGTTCAGTTACAGAAACTAAGATTGGTGCTAGTGCGGTAACGGAAGGTAAACTTGCTGATGGAGCAGTTACTGGAAATAAATTAGGTAATGACTCTATTGCACAAAACCATATCCAAGATAATGCAATTCAAAACGAACACATCTTAGATAATGCAATTACATCTAGTAAGATTGCCTTTGATGTTATCGTTGCTGATGATATTGCTAATAATGCAATTACAGTTGCAGAATTGAGTAATGATGCAGTTGAAACTGCTAAGATCAAAGACTTGAATGTTACAAGAGCAAAACTTGCTAATGATGTTATTGATGGAACTAAAATTGCTGATGATGCAGTTGATAGTGAACATTTAGCTGCTGGTGGTATCGACGCTGAACATATAGCTAACGACGCTGTTGATTCTCAACATTATGCTGCTGGTTCTATCGACGCTGAACATATAGCTAACGACGCTGTTGATTCTCAACATTATGCTGATGGTTCTATCGACACAGCTCACATTGGCGATCTTCAAGTTACAGTTGACAAGGTTGGAAGTAATGCAATCACAACTGCTAAGATTGTTGACTTGAATGTTACAAATGCTAAGTTGGCTGCTGATTCAGTAACAACTGCTAAGATAGTAGATGGTAATATTACATCAGCTAAGATTGCTGCTGGACAGATCAATGCTTCTCATATTGCTGATGGTACTGTTGTTGAAGCAGAACTTGCTGACAATTCAGTAACCGCTAACAAACTTGCTGATGATTCAGTTGATACAGCTGCAATCGTTGATGCGAATGTTACGGAAGCAAAAATTGCTGATGGTGCAGTTACAAATGCTAAGTTGGGTGCAAACTCAATTACATCTGATAAGATCGCACTTGACATTATCGTTGCTGAAGACTTAGCAGCTAATAGTGTTACATTTGCAGAGATTCAAGATGGTGCAGTAAGACTTGCTAAGATTCAAGATGGTGCTGTTGATGGTACTAAGATTGAATTGACAGGTAATGCACATGGCGACATTATGTACTATGATGGAACTGATTGGGTAAGACTCGAAGCTGTAGAAAGTTGTTATTTACAGTCTAACGGTGCTGGTGCAGCTCCTTCATGGGTAAGTAGTTCTACTTTAGCAATCGCTCTAGGTTAATTTTTTCTTAAAGGAGTATAAACAATGCCAATGAATAGAAATGATTATTTGTTATTATCAACTCAAGGTGAGAAATATGCAAAAGAAAAGTTAACTTTTTTAACAGCTGAAGATAACTTTACTGGTGAATTGATTTGGGAAAAATCAACTATTGAATATAGTTGGAATCCCTTTGGTAAATTAATTAAAAAACCGGCTAGGATACTCCCCAATGGGAGTATCCTTGAGCATAAAAAACATTACCATGGCTGGTTTGGTATGTTAAATTGCACAGATGAATTTTATGAAAAACATAAAGAAGTCCTTGACGAATTCATTACTACTGATAAATTTTTTAGTAGAAAATGGTTGCCAAAGACTTTATAAATAATTCAAAAATCTAACAGATTGTAATTTTTTGTTATGACAATAAAGATAAAAATAAAAAGAAGCGAATCTGCCAATTCCGTTCCTACTACTAGCGAATTAGAAGTAGGTGAAATCTGCATGAATGTCGCAGATCAAAAAATCTATACTAGGAAGTCAGATGATTCAATCGTTACGATTTCTGAAACAAACACAGGTAAGCCTTCTTTAGAATTGACATCTACGGATGCTGGTTCTACGGAAGGCCCAACCTTAAATTTATATAGAAATTCTTTTTCTCCATTTGACTCTGATGCTATCGGGAATATAAGGTTTTATGGAGAGAATGATAATACTAATAAAATTGTATATGCGAATATTGTAAGTAAAATAAATGATGCAACTTCTTCAACGGAAGATGGTGAATTAGAACTTCAAGTTAGAAATGATGGTGCGGTTGAACAAATTGCAACCGTAAAAACGGATGGTTTACATATTGCAAGTGGTAAAGCATTAAATTTTGCAGATGGAACATCCATGACAACTAAGCCTGGGGATGAATATGGTATTGCCCTAGACGGTCTTTTAGTTAAAAATCCAGATGGTAGTAGTGGTGGTATTTCGATTGATGGGATATTAACCAAAGCGGGTGCGAATGATGCAATAGGAAAGATTGGTAAGCTACTGGATGATACTTCACCAATGCTTGGTGGCACATTAGATTTAAACAACAATAATATATCTGGTACTGGTACGGTAACTGCAACAAGTTTTCACGGTGATGGATCAGCATTAACAGGGGTTGGAGTTGATCTCTCTGGTATTCAGGCAGACATTTTAAAATTAGCAATTAGTCAAGCGGTAGATGGTAATAGAGTTGCATTTAGTTTAAATGATTGTTTCATAGATGGCTTTGAAGATGATACAGGGATAGCTACTGAAACTACAGTTGATCGTGATGTAGATGATGAGTATGTTGCAAGTGTCATACAGAGTTTGGTTGAAACTCCAATAGCTGCTTCTGATTGGGGTGGGGGAACAAGTGGATATACTTTGACTACTGGTGGTGCAGATCAAACATCAAGTAATTATAGTATCTATACAACCAAAACCTTTTCGGGTGATTTTACTTTTCAAGCAGATAATAGTTGGACAGGCAATACAACTGGATTTGTTGGTATTTTTGATAACAATGAATTAGGTTCTTTTGGTAGTTACCCAAAAGATAGAGGTAACTTAGAAAATATGACGGTAAGTTATCATGCTGATTCATGGTATCCCGGCAGTAACGGAAATCAGGCTTATTATGGGGGGAGTACACAGGGTAGCACATATCCATCTGTTGCAAACGGCGAGACAATTAAGTTTGAAAGAGTTGGAACAACCATCAAACTTTATATAGGTGGCAACCTGAGACATACTTACGCATCTCACCCTTCAAGTGCTACTTTTAGAGGTGCAATAGCAGGACAAGATGCTAGTACGAATATGACAAATATTAAGTGGACAGAAACGCAAACAACTTGTAATAGTTCAACTGGTACTTTAGTTTCTGTTACACAAACTGCTTCATCAAGTAGAACTTCT